GAACTGAAGACCCTGGCCCCGCAGATCAGTGTGACGATCCCACCTTCCTCCGGCGGGAATCTGACTGCGGAGGACGTTACAGAGCATATCCGGAAGATGCTGGTGGAGGAGATGAACTCGCAGACCGCAGTTTCCCATGGATAGGAGGCGGATTTATGGCGCGTGTAAAAAGCAGCTGTGCCATTTATGTGGTGTTTGGCGGAAGGAAGGTAAAGATTCCGGTGAACCCGGAAGAGATTGAAATAAAATATCCGACAGACCACAAGACATATGATGTGATCGGACTGGGGGAGATCGTGGTGCCCAGGAGGCCGTCTTTAAGAGAGGTTTCCTGGGAGTCCTTTTTCCCGGGAGACCGGTCGGAGCCGTATGTAAACACTGGAGCTGGAAAACCGGCCGGATATCTGGAAAGTTTCAAAACGGCCATGGAGGAGAAACAGGTATGCCGTCTGGTCATTTCGGGATCCGGTGTCTGTGATACAAATATGCAATGTGTCATAACGGATTTTGAGACAAAGAACAAAGGAGGGGAGCCTGGTGACCTTTATTACAGTGTGGGATTCCAGGAATACCGGCCGTATGCACCGAAGACCCTGACGATCCTCAAAGAGGGGAACGACGGGCAGGGGAACGCGGAGGCATCAGCAGAATCAGAGCGTCCAGTGGAAAAGCCGGTACTGCGGGTAGGCGCTCCTGTGGTC